GTCTTGAACCAAGCGGCTAAAGCAGAATATGGGTGTTCGTCAAATGGTACTGTCATAACCTTTCTATCATTTGATCTCCATATAAAATTACGTTGATCGTTAGATAATCTAATTATTCCAGCTTCAACAGCTTTAATACCAAAGTTTCTAAGCTGTACGTTGTCATCAGTAGTCAACTCTAAGAACAACTTAGGATTTTTACGAGCAAATAGTAGTAAATCTCTTTTAAGCTCCTTAGAACTTAACTCATTAACCTTAGATCCTACTTCTACTCTCATTATAGCTTCAGCTAAATCAATATCCATTGATCTTGCTATAGTCAACGCCTCTACCTCAAATTCTAACCAGTCTAACTGATTTTCGGCTATAACCTCAGCTTTATGTTCGTAGTACAATGTGTCTTTGTCTGGGTGATACAAGCTTAATAGTTTTTGTAACACCGTATCTTTTCTATCAACAAATAATGCGCCATTTCTAAATACAACGTGAGAAAGTCTTTGATCACCTTTCATTTCATCTACAAAACACGTTTGTTGATTCTCACAATACTTTAACTCTCGCTGATAACCTTTTTCTTCGTCAAACCAATATATGTTTGAAGATTTAATTGATCTTGATATAGGTTTCTTATTGCTTTTTAAATAATAAACTCTACTCTTTATTTCCCACTCGGGTTTTTTTGGTTTAGCCTCTATTACAGGAGCTGTAACCACTGGTGTTTCAATCACCACTTCTTGAGGTGCTACCTCAACTTTTTTAGCTGTTTGCTTTTTAGCCATAATATAATATAATAAAAAATTAATAAAAAACTACCCCACCCGAAGGCAGGGTAGCTTAAAAAGTATTTCTACTTCATTAACATAAAGTTGTTAGCACCTTGAGTAACTAAACATCTTTCTGATAAGTAGTGAACTTGCATTGCATCAAGAGCAGATGTAGCAGCTCCAACTGAACCAGTAGTCCAAGTCTTCATTCTACGGTCATCTGTTTGAGAAGCTCTATAACGAACATGTAAGAAAGGACGCTTAAGGTTCTTTCCTAATTGCTGATCGTATACAGTTGATGTTCCTGCTGGAATAAATACTCCACGGATAGCAGAAGAACCAGCTACAAGGTTAATACCACCTCTAGTAGCTAAGTCGTTTAGGTAACGGAAGTCAGACTTGTAGAAGTCATAAGAACCTCTTCTGAATCCAGAGAAACCTAAGTTTAATGCCATTTCTTCTTCGTTGTCGAACACTCCGTAAGAAGTACCACCAGCACCGTAAGAATTCATAGAAGCTAACATATCATCGATAGCTAGAGACGTAGCTCTATTTACAAACATCATGTTTTCTTCAATAGCACCTTGCTTATCAAATTCAGCTAAAATAGCGTCAAATTCAGCTAAGTCAGTAGCAGCATTAACACCAGTAATACCTGAAGTTACGTTACCTCTATCTTCGATAGCGTCAAATAAACCTTGAGTACCTGTAGCAGCACCGTCAGAATTATGAACAGCTAAATCAGCATCGTTAGTACCTGAAGCTTGAACACCTTCAATCATTGACATTTCTAAGTAGTCAGTGAAACGTGCTCTTGTATCAGCCTCAGCTTTTAAGTACCACATGTAACCAGCTTGTCCGTTTTCAGCAGCAATTTCAATCCAACCGATTCTAGCTGTATCAGAACCTGATACTTCGTAGTAATCTTTTAAAATGATAGGCTTGTTAGAAAAAGACTTAAATACTGGTTCGTTAGCACCACGAGATTCAGTTGAAGCAGCGTGAGAACCACCCGCATCAGCTAAAGCACCTGGGTAAGAAACCCCTTTCTTAAACTCAGAACCATAAACTAATATAGTACAGTTGCCAACACCGTTAGCGATAACAGAGTCGTTAGCATCATAAGGTATAACCTCAATGAATACAGTTGAAACTTCTGATACAACACCTTTGAAAGTTTGACCAGTTCCACCAGCTACAATAACAGTATCGTGTAAACGAACACCGTGGTTGTTACCTGGATCTTGATTGTCCATATCTGTTAATATTTCAATCTTACAACCTAAGTCACCAGTAATACCAGCGTCGTGGTCAATCATGGAACATTTGTAAGAAAGGTGTAATCTACCTTGTTCAGACCATACAACTTGATCAGCTGTCATAGCCTCTTCAGCGCCAACTTGTGCTAAGAATCCTGATATAGTTCTCGGTCCGAAAACTTCAGCTTCTTTTTCCATTAGCTCTGGTAAATATTGTTGCGCCCAACCTTGATTAGCTGTCGCAAGAAAATCGAAATAATTTGAGTTTAGCGCTTGCTTCTGAGAAGTAGGTACCGAGTTCAAATTATCACCTGCAGTAATTGCCATAATAAAATGTTTTAAAGTTAAAAATTATTTTCTTTTGCTTTTAATCTTAAATTTAAAATCGGATGAGTTTTCACCTAACGCCCTTACTTTTATTCCACCAGCTTCTACTTCACCATGAGATTGTCTTGGTTCCATATTGACGTTTTTGCTTTTCGCAACACTCTCTTTGAGTGCGTCAGCTTGGCCTTGTTCGTAAAAGTGCTTAGCAATAGCATCAGCGTTCATAGCTGTGTAAAGAGACTTGTGATAACCTTCAGCATCTGACATTATGTTTTCTTCGTTCAAAAACTTTTTGACAAAGTTGTTAATATCACTTTGGTTTGTTTTAATCTCTTCAGCATTTTTAACATTAAACCTATATTTCTTGTCCCCGACGTTGTATTCAAAACCTTTGAATTTGTCGTTAAAAACTGTGTCAGTCTTTTTTAAGAAAGTAGATTTTTGTTGTTCTGCTATCTTTGCATTCTGTTCCGATTCCTTATTGTATCGATTAAAGAAGTCCATTGCTTTCTTCGCTTCGTCAGGAAGCTTAGATCCGCCTTTGATCTCCTCGTAATATTTAGACTTTTGCCCGTCTAAGTAGGCTTTAGCCTCGGCAACTTGCTCTTTTAAGGCTATTTTTTTTCTTCTTATTTCTTTCTCGTCATCAACATCTTCATCAAACAAAAATGTTTCGTCCATTAAAAAGTTTCTTTCGTCTGCGTCTAGATGAGGTTTAGTTTGTTTGTAAAACTCTTCTAGCGTAGATAAATTATCCATCTTGCTGTAGTCTTTATTCAAGCTAACATAGTCTTCTAGCGATCCACCAGTTTCGTTAACAAAGTCTACAACTTTTTGTATATTTTCTGGTAGAGCTTGCCCAGTCTCACTTGACTCTTCAATAGCCGCTTCTACCTCTTCAGCAATTTGTTCTACAACTTCTTCAACTTCATCTGTCACCTCTTGTAACGCTGGAGCTTCTTCTACTGTATCTTCTTGCTTTACTTCTTCTGCTTCTTCAGTTTCAACAACTGGTGGTTGATCTAGATTTACCTTAATAACGCTGTCGTCATCAGCGCTGTTAAAAGCAGGGACTTCAACTTTAGTCACCTCTTCTTGTGGTGTAGTTTCTTCAACTACGTTTTCGTTTTCTTCCATAATATAAAATATAAGTTAATAGTTATCTAGGTTCAAAACCACCTAAATTAATTCCACCGTCAATTATATCATTACCTGACGACTCAAAGTTTTTAGGTGATTTGTTATTTGTTCTTTGGTCTATAAGCTCACTTTGTTGGCTAGCTTGCATTTTAGTTCTTTGGTCTTTTCTATCCTCTTTAAACATTTCCTTTTTATCAGCTTGTGCTTGGTCCATGTTTCTCATTTGCATGTTTAATTGAAACTCATATTCCATTAACCTCTTTTTAACCTCAGCTTCTTTGTCTAGCTCTTGAGCTTTAAAGCCTGATTTTGCTTCTGCTAGTTTTATTTGAGCCTCTGTTAATGCTTGTTGTTTTTGTACTTCTGCTTGCGCCGCAACCTGTTGTGCTTTTGCATTAGCATCAGCTTGAGCTTGTATGTTAGCTTTTTGAGCGGCTTGATCTTTATCTTGCTTTTTCTTTCTACGTATTTTTAGTACTTGGTTTGCTAGTTTTATGTTTTTTATCTCTCTAACTTCTATCGCATCCTCTAGCTCGATACCACCTTTTGATAAAGCAACTTGTATATTGTTTTCAAGCATTTGCTTTTCTTCATCATCTGGCATTAAATCTATGAATATGCCAAAGTCATATAAATGCAGGTTTGTCA